GATGTAATTAGTGCCTGTACCACAATCGAGGGAGCTATCATAGGTGCAGCAGATATGTCTGCCTTCAAAGTTCTGTTTGATACTCCGGTAGGTGGAAACGCACCAATACACGATTGGCCCGAACAAGGGGGTACAGACTAATGGCCTCTACATTCACAACTAACTTCGGCTTTGAAGCTGTTGCCACAGGCGACCAAGCGGGTACGTGGGGGACAACCACCAATTTCAATCTCGACATTCTGGATCGTATTGCCTCTTACAAGGCCGTTACCTTATCGGATGCGTCTACGGCGACCCTAACGGTTCGAGAAGCGTCCCCAGGAGAAGCCACTGAAAATCTACAAGACGGAATGTTCCGTGTAATTAAGTTCACGGGTGCTTTAAGTCAACTCTGTACTATTACGATTGCTCCTAATACTACCAAAGCATGGTTTATTTTTGAGAATGCAACCACGGACGCTGGTTCCAGTGGTCCTTATTCCATTGTTTTTAGCCAAGGCTCTGGCGCAGATGTTACGTTACAAAACGGCAAGAATGTAATTGTCTATTGCGACGGGGCTGGGAGTGGAGCCGTCGTTGCGAACGCTCTTTCTGATATTCAAGTAACTACCCTGGAAGTAACAGGAACCTCTGCTTTGGACGGAGCGGTGACTTCTTCTGCCGGTATTACGACAGCAAAAGAGGACAGTGGCACGAATACAGTGCTAAATCCTCTTATTGTAAAAAGAACGAGTAGTGGCACACCAGCCGCTGGAATTGGTACGGGCATTGAATTTACGACGGAAACCGCTGCGGGTAACAATGAAATAGGGCATACCATTCAATCCGTCACCACTGATGTCTCCTCTGGGGGGGAAGATTTTGACTTGGTTATTAATACCATGGTCGGTGGTGCGACAGCCGCTGAGAAAGCTCGTCTTACGAGCGCGGGTGTATGGACCGTGGACTCCATTACTTCTTTAGCCACAAACGGCGATCTTACCCTGGCTGGCAACGGCACAGGGGTCCCGGATCTGGAATCTGGGTTCAAGGTAAACGGCTCTGCTGGAGTACCGACTGCTTCTATTCAAGACAACGCGGTAACCATAGCCAAGATGGCTGGATTAGCCAGAGGTTCTATTATTTCCGGGGACAGCAGCGGAGATCCTGCGGCATTAGCTGTTGGATCCGCGAACACGGTTCTTCAATCTGATGGAACGGATGCTTCCTATGGAACGGTAGCTACCGCCATGATTGCGGATGATGCCGTAACCTTGGCAAAGGTGGCGGATGATGCGGTGGGAGTAGCCCAACTAAGTGCGACAGGTACGGCCTCTTCGAGCGTTTTCTTGCGAGGCGACAATGCTTGGGCGGCGGCAGCGGATAACTTTGCTTCTTCTCTTTTGCATATACGAGATGAAAAAGCAGATGGAACTGTTGCTCAAAGTCTTAGTAGCGGAAGTTGGACCAAACGAGAGCTAAACACTGTAAAAACTAATGAGATAACGGGAGCTTCTGTTTCTTCCAGTACCATGACTATCCCTGCTGGAAGTTACTATATTTCTTGTTCTGCCCCCGCTGACTCATGCGATCTTCATAAGTTACGATTACAGAATACCACAGATGGAACTACTTTACTCGTTGGTGTGAATGCAGATGACGGGGGTCTAAATACTACTTTAGCAACTATGGATGGACGCTTCACGCTTTCAGGGTCTAAGTCCGTTGAGTTGCAACATCGTGTAAGCACCAGTGGCACGGGTGGTGTAGCCTGTACTTTTGGTGTTGTTGAAGTATACGCGGATGTACAGATTTGGAAGATCTAAATGCCGTTAACCAAGATTACTTTTGTTCCGGGGGTTAACAAAGAGGCTACTTCCTATGCCAGTGAAAACGGATGGTTTAACTCGAACCTTATTCGTTTTCGCAAAGGTCGCCCTGAAAAGATGGGGGGCTGGACCCGACTTAGCTCCGATACAATAGAAGGCACTACACGATCTCTGCACATATGGTCGGCGCTCGATGGGGCTAACTATATGGGGGTAGGTACAGACAGCAAATTCTATGTGGAGGAAGGTGGTGCGTATAACGACGTAACCCCGGTTCGTAGAACTGCAACGCTTGCCAGTAATCCCTTTACAACGGGGGATGCAGGAAGTGCCGTAGTAACCGTTACAGATCCCGGCCATGGAGCGGTAACCAATGACTTTGTGACCTTTTCCGGTGCAACTACGACAGATGGAATTACTGCTGCTCAACTGAATACCGAGCACCAGATCACGATTATAGACGCCAACAGTTACACTATTACTACGGCTGGTTCCGCTTCTTCCGGGGACACAGCAGGAGGGGGAACCCCAACGGCTATTTACCAGATCAACTCTGGTTTGACGGTCAGTGTAGGAGGTATTGGTTTTGGTGCCGGTCTTTTTGGTGGCCCAACTTCTACTTATTCCCAGACCACGCTCAATGGTCTTATTTCAGATTCCGCTACCTCTATTATTCTTACAAGTGCAACAGATTTTGAAACCGCTGCCAGCACACTTAGTGCCAACGTCACTCTTACCAGTGACTCGATTTCTCTTGCCTCCGGTAGTGCGTTCCCGGACAAAGGAACCATTCTTGTTGGAAGTGAGAAGATACGATACGGAACGAAGACCGATAACGTATTGAGTGACTTAACTCGAAACACCGATGGCACCACTATCGCAACCCATAGCAGCAGTGCTGCTGTTACGTTTGTGGGTCTGATCCAGATCGAAGATGAGTTAATCCAGTATACGGGGAAAACTTCCCAGACGCTGGATGCGGGAGTGGTGAGAGGAGTTCGAGGAACTACGGCAGCGGCTCACTCTGATGCCACGATTGTTAAAGAAGCGAACGACTTCACCACTTTTGGTGGAGCTACTGCCAGTACGTCCACTTTGCAGTTGAGGCTTTGGTCACAGGACAACTGGGGGGAAGACCTTGCCTTTTGCCCCGTAGACAGTACTCCTTACTATTGGGACAAGACCTTGGGGTTAGGTGCTCGTGCTACTACTTTTGCATCCCAGACGGGTGCTTCTGATGCACCCACTATCACCCATCAGATCATGGTTTCAGGTGCAGACAGACATGTAGTTGCGCTTGGCTGCAATGCTCTGGGAGAAACTACTCAAGATTTGTTGATGGTTCGCTGGTCAGATCAGGAGTCTCCTTTTGATTGGACTCCTACGGCTACCAACACATCAGGAAGCCAACGTCTGTCTACAGGGTCCGAGATTATAGCGGCCCAAAAAACAAGACAGGAAATTCTAATCTGGACCGACGTGTCCCTCTACAGCATGAGGTTTACCGGCCCACCCTTTACGTTTGGGTTTGCACTGGTGTCCAACAACATCTCCGCCATCTCTCCCAATGCCGTGGTTGCCATAGGGGACCGTATCTTCTGGATGGACCGCGAGAACTTCTACACCTACACGGGACGTGCCGAAGTGATCCCATGCACGGTACTGCGGTACATCTTCGATGACATCAATCTGGCGCAAAGCCGTAAGTTCTTTGCTGGGGCCAACCGCATGTTCAACGAGATCTTTTTCTTTTATGTGTCCTCCGATGCCACGGAAATAGACCGCTATGCCAAGTTCAACTACACCGAAAATACATGGGATATTGGTACACTGTCGCGTACCGCATGGGTGGACTTTGGTATTCACGACAATCCCAGAGGAGCGGGGGCCGCGAGTTCCGTTGAATACATCTATAACCATGAGAACACAGAGAACGATGACGGAAGCGCGATGGAATCCTTTATCGAGTCTGCCGATTTCGATATCGGAGATGGCAACGAGTTCCTGTTTGTCAGCAAACTTATTCCAGATGTCGTAGTAACGGGAACAGATGCCGAGGTTGGTTATGTTATCAAAACAAGGTCCTTCCCTGGTGACAGTTTGGTGACCGAAGCTTCTGCGACTATCACTGCCACTACCCAACAGTCCGATATCCGCTGCCGTGGAAGAAGTGCTACCCTTCGCGTATCCAGCGCCAAGACAGACACCTCGTGGACTTTGGGTGATACACGCCTCTCTGTCCGTCCAGATGGGAGAAGGTAATGGCATCCTTGCTTGACCACTCCTTTCCAATGGTTCCAGAGGAATACGACTTCAATACTTTTGCCAGGATTATGAGAGATTTGGAGATGGCCCTGACCAAGTTCGATTTTCCAGCCGTAATGAGCGGGGAAGACGATACCAAGGGCTTTAGCTGGTTTATGGAATAGAAATGGCTTCAGCGTACAAAAATATAGGTACTTTGGTCGGTTCGACGGGGGATGTTACAATATATACCTGTCCTACCGCGACAGAAGCGATTGTAAAGGTTATAAATCTGTATAATAGTCATAGCGGGAACGTTATTGTTTATCCTAAGATCAATGACAGTTCTGCCTCGGTTTTGGTAATTCTGGATAAGGCTACCATAAGCACCGAAACCAACACGTCCCTCACCGGGCCTTTCGTTCTGGAAGACGGCGATACGCTACAACTCAATTGCGACGTGGCTTCAAAAATCTACGCTTTCGCCAGCGTGTTAGAGGTATCCTAATGCAATATGCCCAACCTAAACATCAAGGTGATCCCACTATAGCCTCATTGGCCAATGGTCTGGGGACACTTGGCCGATACGGCGACAGTTACATGGTTCACGCTGCGGAAGGCGAGACCGTCGTTCCGGCAGAGATATTGGCGGCAAATCCAGAACTCAAGAACCAGTTGTTCTGGCAAATGCGGATGATGGGCATCAAGGATCCAAATCGCTACGTGGTTGGCAACACCCTGAACTCCATCAACCCTGTTACGGGGCAGCCGGAGTTCTGGTTCAAAAAGATATTCAGAGCTGTAAAGAAGGTATTCAAGAAAGCATTACCCGTCATCGCTCCAATCGTGGGCAATCTTATTGCCCCAGGCATTGGTGGGATTATAGCGTCTGGCTTGGTAACCAAGCTACAGGGAGGATCGTGGGGTGATGTCTTAAAGAGTGCCGCCTTATCCTATGGCATTGGGGCCTTGGGCCAAGGAATTGGTGGCGGGTTATCTGGCCTTGCACCTGGAGGAACAGGGTTTGGTACTGGCTTCTCAGAGGGCTTGGGCAAAGGCATAATGGCTCCATTCCAAGCGGCTGGTAACTTATTTTCTGGAACAGGACTTCCTTTGATTGGCGGAGGAGCCTCCGCGGCTAACCCATTGTCGCAAGGAATCTTAGGCCAAGGTGGCATAGGCGCGTTATTCCCAAGCACTGCTGGTGCTCCGACTAATTACAATTACGGAAGAAGTGGTCTTTTCCCGAAATATAATCCTCTCACCAACGTACCTGTACCCGCAGGAAGATTGATACCCACTAAATCAGGGCTGCAACAATTACCAACTCAAACCCCATGGGAGCAACAATGGCAGGCTGGTGGGCCAAGTGGTCCAGCCGGGCCAGACATGACGGGTGGGCAAATGTGGAATGTGGCCGGCGAAGAAGCAGTTTGGGCGCGGGACCCTAATCGGGGTCTTGTGCAGTTAAACTCATCGGAAGCGGCACAATTACGAGCATCTGGTAAATTGGCCACGGGAGGTTCTGGAGAACATATATTAACATCTGATTGGGAAGGTAGTCTTGTCCAACCACAAGTACCAAGTGTTTCTGCTCCTTCTGTTGGAGGACAGGGTGGACCCCCGACAGGAAGCTTAGGAGAAGTTAGAAAGTTTGGGGAAGATTATTATAAATGGGGTCCACGGGGCAATGAGTATGGTTGGAATCCCGCAGATGCTCCAAAACCATCATTCTGGTCAGCGGAGGGCGCCAAACAGTTTGCTGGTAAAGCAGCGGAGCAACTAGCGATGCCAGTTGCTCTTGGTGTCGCGGCCTATGCAATGAGTCCAGATGAACAAACTGCGGCTGAAAAAGTACAGGGGTTAGCGATCGATGATCCAAGACGGATTGCTTATGAGAAATGGAAACTTATAGAGGATAAGACTTCGAGCAACGCACGGCAATTGTACAATACTTGGTACGGGGCTCCTACCCAAACCGCTGAACAGTTAGCGACGAATGTGGGTATTACCTTGGAGCAAGCACAAGCACAACCGCAATTTGCGTATAATATCCAAC